ATTCTTACATGATAGGAAACAAGAAAGTATATAATACCTTGAAATTATGTAAGGAGGAAGCACAATGAGTGATGATTTGATTTCTGTAGTATCTGATAAGATGGGTACAGCTAGTAGTACAAGTATTTATGACGTATTATACCCAACAGGGTTCTTTAATGTAGACTATTTGAACGGTTATAAGATTAATGGTTACCATACTGATGGATCTAAATTCTCTTATGATGCATTTGGTATTGTAGATGGTTCTTTTAACTTAGTTGTAGGACGTACTGGCTCTGGTAAAACAACAGCAGCTATCCAATGGGGTGCTAATATCATTCGTCGTTTTGATAATGCAAGAATGTTTATTGCATCTATCGAAGGTGGTATTACCATTAATCGTCTTGAAGCATTGACTGGTTGGTTTGGGGATGACTTATTTAAACGTGTAAGCATTCGTAATAGTGGTCTTAACGTAGAAAGCATCTATAAAGAAATCTTATCTATCTATGATGCTAAGATGGCTAATAAAGATGAGTACTTATATGATACAGGTCATGTAGATTCTCGTGGTTTACCTATCATTAAGATGGTACCAACCGTATACGTAATTGACTCTGTAGCCAATATGGTACCAGAACGTGTAGCCAATCGTGGTGAAATGGGTGGTCAAATGGATGCAACTGCTATTGCTAAAGCTAATACACAGTTCATCAAATTGACTATGCAATTACTTAAGACTGCTAATATTATTGTATTGGCAATCAATCACATCAATAAACGTGTAGAAACTGGTTTCATGCCAACTAAGAACGATATCCCATATCTTAAACAAGATGAAACATTACCAGGTGGTAAAGCTATTAACTACGATGCTAACAATATCTTCAAATTGGACGACAAGAAGATTAAAGAAGAATCTTTCGGCTTCAATGGTAAAGAAATCGTAGTTCAAATGATTAAGTCTCGTACTAATAAAGCCAATATGACTACGCCATTATTGCTTAACTTTGATATTGGGTTTGACCCATACTTCTCTTTATTATTACTTCTTAAAGACACTGGTCGTGTTAAAGCCAAAGGGGCTTATATGCAAATAGACGATTATGCTGATATGAAGTTCACTAATAAGAAGTTTACAGAAATGCTATTCAGTAATAAAGAATTCCAAAAAGTATTCTTCGATGTAGCTAAAGAAGAATGTCGTAAGCTATTGACTCCAACTAAGACTTTAACTGAATCTGTGGATAATACATTGTCTAATGATGTAATGGCATTATTTAGAGCAATGGACCAAGTAGAAGAGTAATTGTATATTATAGTTTTGAGCCAGAAGATTCCAGTAATCTTCTGGTGCAATTCTATGCTTGTTACATAATGGAAAGGGGTAAGTACATTGGCAACTAGCGTAAACATTGTAGACGAAATTAAGAAATACGAAAGGAGATTGAAATTCCCAGAAGAGGCATTAGGTAAAGAACTGGCCGAACCTATTCCGACAGCAGTATCTGGGTCCCGTAAATTATTGTATTCGACACAGGCCGACCAAGTCATGTCTTTGAACACACCAGAAGTGCCGTTCTTACAGACAGGCTATGAGAATGAGTTTGGACATAAGTCCACATCATTCAAACAGTACAAGGGTGATGACCTAGTTATCCTAGATAAGGTTGATAAGTTCAACTGGGTGCCTAACCATCACTACTTCCTACTTACGTACAATGCTAATAAGAATATCATTGACGTAGTAGAACGATGCTCATACTTACACATTACAGAAAGCTATGGGTATGACCAAAATACTAAGTACTTAGACTCTCTAGGTATTGGTAGTAAAATCCGTACAGGTGACATCTATCTCAAATCCAAAGGGTTTGACGAGTATAATAACCGTATGGATGGTGTAAACTTATTAGTTACTTATGCAGCCATCTCTGATACTACAGAAGATGCTATTGTATTATCTGAAAGCTGTGCTAAGAGACTAAGTTCTCCATTGTACCACAAAGTCCAAATCATGGTCAATGAGAATGATATCATGCTCAATCTATATGGTAATGAAACTATCTATAAGGTTATGCCTGATATTGGAGAAGAAGTATCCAATAGTCTTCTATTGGCTACAAGACGTGAGAATAAACAAGAATCCTTGTTCTCTCAAGTATATTCCAGACTTATGGATATCAATATGAATGACAATAAGATTACTGCTACAGGTACTGTAGTTGATGTCAATGTCATTACTAATAATCCAGAGATGATGGAATCATCCAACTATACTACACAGCTTAGAACGTATTGGAAAGAGTCTATTCGATTCTCTCAAGAGCTTGTAGATAAAGTGGATATGTACAAAGATCGTTATCCTAATG